ATCGACATTTAGATCATTTAAATTTGGATATTGTGCCATTATGCAGCCCTCATTATTGAAAATGGAACATTGTATGACATTCCAGCATCACCAATTGAGCAAATTGCTCTTGTTCTGTTTATTTTGGTGATCACTCCGTTCATGTCACCATGTCTTCCATCAATTATAACTTTATCACCAACTGAAAACCCAGCTTTAGCAACTGCATTGTTAGATGCCCTAAGTGATTTTTGTTTCGATTTTATCACCGAAATTATGACATTTAAATCTGCCATGTTATCGATTCCGTTTATACCATTAATAATATTTTTCACTATTTTCTCCTTATTAAAAAATTATTTACCATACAAGTATTATACAATTTTATGTACCCCTCTGTCAAGTTTTATGAACCTTCGTCTTGCCTTAGAGAACTGGATAGATGGTTTTGGGAAGAATATTTCTTCCTTTGTCCCTGTTTTTATATACCCAACATTCTTACCTTTTTCATCAAAAATATAGGTATGATTTGGGACATTAAAATCACACTTATCCCAAACTGTAATTTCCTTTAAATATGTTAGTGTAGAGGCCATGTATTTCCTTCAATAGTTACTGATACTAGATCAAAATTTCCGATAATGTCTAATCCTGTCCTTGATTTTATGGACTTACAACATAAATCCCATGATGCATTGATATTTGTTTTATCAGAAATCAACTGACATTCCTTTGAATTGAGAATGATATCTCTTGGAATTCCGTTTTTTGATACAACCAATTTATTCATAATTTACGAACTCTCTTATTTGAGAGTTTTTTGTTCTTCTTTTTTTCTTTCCTTGATAGAGAGTTAATAACTTCCTTTTTTGCTCTTGGAACTCTCATGTCTTAAATAAGTTGAAATTCAGCCCTAACTTGAGAGACCACATCAAAGGCGTCGAAGTTAGGACTGGTATCAAACCAATTTTGTCTGCCTCAATTAGGGTTACTAATCTTTTGGTTCCAACTCTAAGGTGGATGGGCAACGAACCCACGACTTTTTTGGTTAATTTCTTGATACTTTTTTCCATCTATGTATACATTATACACTTTTATGTACCCTAGTGTCAAACTTATTTGATGAATTTTGGTGGAGCTGATAGGAATCGAACCTACGACCTACTGGATGCAAACCAGTCGCTCTCCCTACTGAGCTACAGCCCCTAACCTAAAATGGTTGATCGTCTCTCCAGAGATCATGAGATGCATTTGCAGCAACACAATATCTGTCGTATTGACCTTCCACCAATGGAACTTGGTGGTATATGTGGGATTGAAATAGGACTAATTGTCCTGTTTTTGGTGTTATGGATAATGCTGGATTTTGATCAAATCTCTTACTATCCAACCTTTCTGTCTTTTCCAGACCTTCTAAACTACTACATATTTGTAGAGGACTGGTATTATCATCTACTTTTGGATAATATGTCCAACTCCAGAGAGATGGAAAATGGCCATGTGCTGGAGTGCAATCTCCATCATTATATTTCATACCCCAACAATGGGTATAAATTGGAAGAATTTCTATGGAAAATCTTGACCTAGAAACCTCTTGGATACATGCACCACCCCATTCCATTAATATTTGGAATTCTTCTGGTTCAAAGGTTTTCCATCCTGTGAATAGAGATACATTTGCATTGATGGTATCACTGGTTCCTACTCCTTTTCCATCTTCTTCATGAATTATTTCAACTATTCTTTCATTTAATTTCATGATATCTGGTGGTGCTTGAAAGGTATGAATAATTTGTCTTTCTTTAATAGTAATATCATGCTCAACTGCATCGATTAGATTTACTTCAAGTTTCTTACCTTCTACTATTTTTGGATTTTGTCCCATTATATGTCCCAATCAGATGTTTCTGATTTAATCCTTTTACCTGTATCTGATGAATCCATGACATTAACATCATGTAAATCATCCTGTGCAGATTGTTCTACATCATACAATTTCATTCTTGAACGATCTACACCAATTACAAATCTTCTGTAGTATGATAGATCATTATAACGATTCTTCAATTGTTTTACCATCATCTGATCTAACTCTTCAAGTTCTTCTGTAGATATCAATGCAAACATCAAGTCTGCTGTTGCTGGTAATCCAAATGATTCTGATGTATCTTCCAGACCTACATCTGTAGATACGAATCCAGTTCTGTTTGTTTGTGTTGCAGATACTATTGGTAGATTAAACTCTACAGCAAGTCCTCTGAGTTCTTCTGCAATACTCTTAACTAAGATGTAAGAGTTAACACTACCACCCATTCTCATTCTAAATGAACCACAAATGTTTAAGTAATCAATATAGATGATGTCTGGTTTGAAATCTTTCTTGAGATTTAACTCTTGTAATAGATGTCTAAAGTGTCCTGTATTTGCAGATGCAGTTGGATATTCTTTAACAATCAACTTACCTGTAGTTTTCTCTCGGATACCTTTGATCTTTTTATTGTACATATCCTTTGGAAGATCAGCAAGTTGTTGAATAGGAACATTCAATAGATTTGCATCTACTCTTTCTGCAATCTTCTCTTCTGCCATTTCTAATGTAATATAAAGTACATTCTTACCCATCATTAGATTGTTGGCTGCACAATGACACATGAATAGAGATTTACCAACCCCTGTTCCAGCCATACAAATGTTCAGAGTCTTATTGGGTAATCCACCCTTAGTGATCTTGTTTAATAGATCAAGATCAAATGGTAGTTTATCTTCTTCTGTATTATAGAAATCAAATCTATTCTCAGAATCATCTAAGAAGTCGTGACCAATATGTGCATCAAAAGATACTGCAAGTGCTTCTTTAAGGATGTCTGGAATCTCACCTTTCTCCCTCTTAGAGTCCTTATCCAGTATTGTAATTGAATCCATAACTGCATTATAAACTGCACGATCTTTACACCACTTCTCAGTCTCGTCTATTAAGAATTCTTGTGGTGTATCTTCTTTAGATAACTTACATTGATTAACTACTCCATTTGCACTATTCAATTCATCTTGATTAAGACCACTAGTCTCATTCATTTGAATAGTTAATGCTTCATGGGTAGGACATTCGTTATACTTATCGAAGTATGACCTAATCTGATCAAATACTAATCTCTCCTCTCGTTCAGAAAAGAAATCTGTTTTAATATATGGAATTACTTTACGAGAAAATTCATCCTCAGTAAATAGATTCTTTAATATTAATAGTTCTAATCTAGTCTGCAATTACTTCACCAGTTTCTTCGTCAATGATCTCTTGTTGAAAAGTTCCATACTTGAATTCTTTCTGAGCACATTCATCCAATTGATCTAAGATTTCTGGTGTGAAATAAGTCTCTGGATTGTTGTTGATAGTTTTTCCAAATTGTGTTTTACCATCTGGAAGTTCAATTCTTGTCGATACCTGTTTAAAGATATTATACTTGATTGCAAGATCAAGAAGACCATAATACTTTGATAAACCTTTATCATAAGTTAATAATACATCAACCATCTTGTTCTCTACTGTGAGTCTTGATTTTTGATTCTTACAATGAATCACATTACCAATGACTGTGGTTCCATCCTTCTCTTTCCTTTTGGAAAGATAGACAATAGATGAAGCTGCGTATTTGAGACCACTTCCACCACCCATTTCCTTTTGTGGAAACATGGAACCAATCACATCATATGTGTGATTTGTCACAATCATTGGAATACCTACTCTTCCAAGTTTCAAAGTTAACACTCTAAATGTTCCTTTGATAACTTGTGCTTTGGTCATATCCCTAACATCTTTTCCAGATGCTATGTCTTGGGTTTCTTTGTTGGTTGATAACATACCAAGTGAATCTAAAACAAATAGAAGTTTTTCATCTTCTCCTTTTTGTTTATCATATTCATCTATGATGTTAACTGCTTGAGTTCTGAACTCTTCTATTGTAGTCACTGGAACCAATAGAACACGAGAGGAATCTATACCTCTTTCTTCTATGATTTCTCTGGTTAATGCAGATTCCGATTCAAAGTAAACGATATTACCTTTTGGGTTATCTTGAAGGAACTTTTGACAAATTCCTAGTGCAAAGAAGGTCTTACCTGTTGCAGATTCACCAGCAAGTGCAGTAATCTTATTAGAGGGAATCCCCTTGTAGATACTACCACTTACTAGTGCATTTAAAATATAGGAACCAGTATCCAAATAACCATCGACATCACCTGCCACGATTCCATCAGATACTTTTCCTGCTAAGTCATTTCCACTTGCTTTTGCAAGGTCTTTTAATAAATCCATAATATAGTCTCAAATTTTTCAGTAATATATCTATTATACTACGAAACTCCCATCTGTCAAGTCTTTATTCTTCGACTGGACTTCCGTTTGCGTCAACTGGGGCATGCATAGTGTCTATTGGTTCTAACTCTGCTTGCAACTCTTCTGATACAGAAGGTTCTTGCACAACACCAGCATCTTCATAAGACATTTCAACCAAACCTTCATCAATCAATCTTTTACGATTAATCATATGTTGTGCTTGAGTATCATCTTTAGACCCACCGAAATATGGAACTGCATGTCCATCTTCTATTAGTGCTTCTGTCACACCTTTCATTACACCATTATGTTCAACAGTAAAGTCACCGAGAATTCTTCCGAATTTTCCTTTCATGTCTTCACCATCTCTGTTAATTTGTGTTTTTAAGATTGCAGTTTCACCCAACATATCTACTAATGCTTGTTTTGCAGCTTTACCAAATACTTTTTCTACCTTATCAGAAGTTCGACTCTCTGGCGTATCTATTCCCATTATTCTAACTCGTTCATCATTTAGTTGAACTCCAAAGCCTAAATCGATATCAACATCAACAGTATCGCCATCAACAACTCTTTCTACTTTTACTCTATACTCATACATAATTCTCTCCTTTTGTTAAGTATTAAAGGAGAGACATTATTGTCAACCAAAAAAATCCTCTAAGGAAGATTGTGGTTCTGTTGACCATCCGATCTTCTCAAGTATAAGTTTTAGTGGTTCGATGAAAGATTTATCAAATTGTTTATCATAATCAAGGTAGTTATCCAAATCAAACTCCTCTGGTAAAGTATTTATAAAACCTATGACATTCTCTTGAATTGGATTTGGTATTTTTAGATGTACAAATCTAATTTTCTCACCAGATTGAATACTTGGATGAACATTTAAAAGGTTATTCTCTTTAAGATAATGATTAAATAATAAAGATGCTCTAACATGCATTGGTGTAGATTTGTTATAGATTGTTTTGGGATTAGAATATTCAACAAGTCCATTTACTGAACGAGGGAAAGCAATATCACCAACTGGTAATTTTCTAAACTGTTCTCTTGCCTCATTTACAAAAGTATGAATTGCATTTTCATCACCCAACATTACAACTTTAAGTGCATCTTCGAGTTTATCACGAACCCACTGAGGTGTTGAAGTCTTTGCAGTTTCAATACCCATCATCTTGAGTTTAGGTTCTTTTAATCTGACACCTTCATTGTCGAGAACATTAAGAATATATCTTTTCTTTGCAGTCCAAATTCCCTTGTCTGCAATAATTTCTCTACCCATCTGCATCTTGTTCTTGTATGCGTTGGTATATTCTGCAAGTTCTTGATATGCATCTTTAATAACAACCTGTTCAAAATGTTTAATGGATATATCATCCAGAAATTGAAGTGGGTCTGGTGGATTAACCTTTTTAATTACTTCATCAAACCTTACATAGATAGAATCTGTATCGATTGCAATAACATAATCTACATCATCTGTTTTGAGTAATCCATTTAACCACTGGTTAACTGCTTTCTCTACCCACTTAATTGCAAGTTGACCACTTGTTGTTACTGCCTCTGCAAGTTTTAGATCAAAATATCTAAACCACTGATTACCCATAGCACCATATGCAGAGTTCAATGCAATCTTTCTTACCATCTGGTTGTTGTGTGCAATTGCAATCTCACGATTTAACTCATTTTTTCTACTCTGGTCTTGAGTATCTTGAAATTCTTTTTGATATTCAAGCATCTTATTCTTCCAAATTACCCTTTCATCATATAAAGACTCAAGTATCTCTGGAAGGAACCCTTGTTTATTCTTATTAAATCTTGCACCATTTGGACATATAGTTGCACTACCAGTCACTTCAACTTGTTTGTTTAAGAATGCATCAACACCATAACCACCAACTTGACTTCTCTTATGCATAGTCTCTGGACTAATATTGTACTGCATAATCAAATGAGGATATAGTGAATTCAAATCAAAAGACATAACCCATTCATGTAAACCAACTTGTGGGTCTTTGACATACGCACCAATAAACTTAGAACTCTTATTCCCATGAGGTTTAGGTGGAACCATAATATTCTGTTGTCTTAAACGATTGTATATAAGAATATCCCAATACTTAACCATACCAAATGTATCTGAATAATTACACTTTGCAGTATATGCCATCTGACACATTAGTCCCATAAGACCCAACTTATTATCAAGTTGTTCTACTAGATCAACATCACGAACATTATATTCTAAGAACTTTTGATAGTTCTCTTTATAGAATAGATGCATTGCACCAAACTCTGAATAATCTATCTTACCAGTTCCCAATTCTATCTGGGAAATGTTTTCCAGTTTATAAGAATCTCTATTTTTGAAAGTAAAGTTTCTGTATAGTTTAAGGTAGTCTATCGTCTCAACTCCTACAAGGTTGTAGGATTGTTGTTTGTTTCCAAAAGTTTCCCATTCCCTACTTGAAGTTATTGCCCAAGGGCTGAGTTGATTTGCAGTCCTTTCATCAATTACCTTAGTGATACGATTCATTAAATATGTAATATCAAAAGTATCAACATTCCAACCAGTAATAATATCTGGCATAACTTTACGATATTCTTCTATGAAAGTTTTAAGAAGATGCACTTCATTCTGACAATGAAAGTATTGGATATTTTCATCCCCATGTTCCCATTCTTGAGTACCAAAAACATACTTGGTAGGTTGACCAAACATCTTAAAGGTTATTGCATTAATTGGTTCTGGTGCAAGAGTTGGTTCTGGGAATCCATATTCACATTCACACTCAATATCAAGATTCATTATCTTGATGTTTCTCATACTCCATTCAATATCATTTTTAAATGTATCAGACACCCATGTATATTCATATCTGTCAAACCCATGTATATCAAAACCCTCAACATCAGCATATTTGTGGATGAAGGGTCTTGTATAAGAAATGCTATTGAACTTTTTAGGTTCTAGGTTTTGCCCAGAGATACTTCTGAATGAACTATCTTTGTTGGTTGGAAGATATAGAGTAGGTTTATACTCAATCTTTCTAGGAGTGTTCTTCCCATCCTTGAACTCTCGAACAAGGATTAGGTTCTTATATCGTGAAACATTAGTATAAAAGTGCATAGTACCTATTATACTACAGAACTGCTATCTGTCAAGGGGTTTATGGTATCTTAGGTGGAGTAAAATGATTTTTTATAACTGCAAGTTTATCTTCTGCACTTGCAATTCTATCTAGTTCAACATCAACTGTTGCTATGAAATCTGGATGTTCTGCAACACCTTGTGCATTTGACAATATAATATCAATATTTACTTTAGAAGATAGTATTTCACTTTCATACCTTAATTTAGTTGCTTTAAGGATTTCGTCTCTATATTCTCTACTCATGATGACACTATCTTAGTTTGTTCTGGTGATGGTTTAACTATTGTAGAAAATATCTGTGCATATTGATTTGCAAGTCTATCTTCTGGAGTTGAATACCACACTACATTTTTGAATACCACCTCAATGGTATTATCCTTTGCAAGATTGGAATAAGGCATCAATTGAATTGAAACACTCTTTCCATCTTCTGTTGGTTGTGCAACTACAAATAAAGGGTTCTTTACTGTGACAATTGCATCAGAAGAGAAGTTATTCATCTCTATCTCACCAACTACATTTTCTCCAGTCACAAACTGGAATAATTTTACTTCACTTTTCATTATATATTCTCTAACATTACCATTAATCGTTCTGCACGATTGGTTACTTGATTATACCAACGAGAATCACGACCTTCGACTGCAGCCTTTTTCCAATCATTCGATCTTATTGCAGCTCCAAAGTTTTTAAACTTCGATAGTCTTGTGACTCCCATATTAAAGGTCATATTGACCAATACTCTTTGTACATCATCTGGATATGAATCCAGTTCTGTAAATAAATTTTTACACTCTTGTATGTGTTCTGCACAATCATGTTCAAACACTTCATCGCATCTTTCTTTTGATACTGGTGTTCCAACCTCTTGTCCCTGTTCTGGGTCTCCATCCTTAACTAAATGACCTATGCCAAATGTAGGATACCCCAAATGATCTTTATAAATTTCATAAACGACACCTTCGTCTCTTATGATTTCTTCTTTAAGTTTCTGTAGATTCATCTCTTAATAGTTCCACGGCGTTATCGCCTTCCTGTTCTAATAGTTGGACTAGAATATCTCCCATCAGTTGATTAAATTCTTTATCCTCTGATATGGATTCTCTAAGTTCTTCTGGACATGCTCTGACAGCACGACTAAAATTTATACTGGGTTGTTCTGATTCCTCTTTAGGTATGAATTCAACCTTACCATAGGTGAAAACAACCCCTGTATAATTCCCTTCACAAATTTCAATTCCCTGTTCGCCTTGTTGATTAACAACAATTTTGTAATCTGGGAGATTCATTTATTGTGCCTTGTAAACTTCGTTCACTAGGGTAGCTTTTAATTTTCTACGATCAATTTCAATACCTAGTTCCCTACCTTTCTTCTCTAATTGAAGTTTAGTAAGTTTACCTAGATTTGCCTTTGATGTTCTTGTGACTTTTGTTTCAACTGGTGCAGTCTTTTTAGCAACTTTCTTGGCCACTTTTGATTGTGGTTTAGGAGTAGGAGCCTGAACTGGTTCGTTAAAAAAGTCAACTATGCTTTTCCAAAATGACATAATATAGTCCTCTTATCATTATTAAATTATATACCTAGTGATCCACTTGATGTGGTTCCACTTGGTATACCCTCTTCAACTTTCTTTGCATCCTCTAAGTCATCAGATTCATCATGTTCAGTTGATTGAGTTTCTTCGAGATTAAATGCTGGTAATTGTTGCACCATCTCATTATATTCTTGAACCCATTCATCAGTGAGTCCATTGTCTAATAAATAAGTTTCTACTAATCCAAAGGTTACATCATTAATTTGAGCATCCCCTATTAGATCGTGTATATTTGTTTTGTGATCGATTGTTGAGTCACCATGTAAACTCCCCTTTTCAAATGTAGGTTCGTGTTGTGGAGTTGGTTGACCTATCAGTTCCATGTGATCCTCTGTTCCAATTCCTCTGGGTAGAGTATCATATGGGGTCATAACTTTGTCTTGTTTTATTTGTTCTAAAATTACCTCTGGAATAGATTGCCCGTATGGATCGTCTTGACAATTATCTGTCAGGCCAGGTTCTGCATTAAAGTGTTGAATAATTCCATCATCGATCATCATAGAATATCTCCATGATCTCATTCCAAATCCTAAATTATCCTTTGCAACTAACATACCCATTGCTCTTGCAAATGCACCACTACCATCTGATAGAGGTTTAACTTTGGTTATCCCCAGTGATTCTAACCATGATTTCATGACGAAACCATCATTGACTGAGGTGACATAAACTTCATCGATTCCTTCATCGATAAATTTATCATACATGTCTTCGTATGCTGGTACTTGTTGTGTTGAACAAGTTGGTGTAAATGCGCCAGGCAATCCAAATACGATTACTTTCTTACCTAGAAAGGCTGAATGTGAATGTATCATTTCAAAATTATCATCTGTTCTGTTGTGAAATTCCATAGAAGGAATTGATTGATGTTTTGGTTGTACATCCGTTGGGGTTGAATATGTTGTTTCTTCTGTTATTGTTGACATAGCTCCACTCTGCGATATTTAATTAATTTCATAGTTATATTTATAATACCACAGAATGGAGATTTGTCAAGGGAAAAATCCTCTTATTCTGATAAAAATTCAGCAGTATCTACTATCTCTAGTTTTCTTGCTTTCTTTTCCTCTGGTATTATCCTCTCACATGGAATACTTAGCATTCCATTCTTTAATGATGGAGAATTAACCACAAGGTCTTCTGCAAGTTTGAAGATTCTTCTGAATTTTCTATTTGCAATACCTTTATGGATATTTTCATCTGATTCCTCTTCATCGAGAATCTCACCTGTCACTCTAAGTTCGTTTTCTTGAACTTCGATATCCAGATCATCTTCTCCGAATCCTGCCACTGCAATTTCGATTAAGAATAGTTCATCACTTTTCTTTACGATATTGTAAGGTGGATATGAGGGTTGTTGATTGTTTGATACAAACTTTAAATCTTCAAAGATGTTATCAAACCCTATTGTGTATGGAGAAGACCTTCTCCACATTTGATCGAATAGATCATTAGTCGTTAATTTGACCATAATTGCCTCCTGTTAAGCAAGGTTGTTATATGACTCCCCAAAAATGGGCAAGTCTTCTAAAATAGGTATTTCTTAATACCTACTATTATATATAAGGACTAATCCTTATTTTTCAAGTTTTTTGCAATATTTTTCCACAATTCTTTAAATTCTGGATTTTTTGCTCTCTTCTCTGCTCTTTTTAGACTACCTAATCTAAATTCAAGTAGAGGGTCTTTTACTTTTATCATTTATACTTACCAGTATACTACAGATTCTTGATCTGTCAAGTTTTAATTAACTTCCGTACTTCTTTTCTATTCCCAAAAGGCATTTCAAACAATGGTGCAAATATTTTAACTGGTTCATCCTTACCCTTTACCTTAATAGTGTCAAGTTCTTTACAAGGTACATCAGATTGCATGTAAGTGTATTCAGATAGTAGGATAGGTGTATCATATGTCCTAGTTTGTACTTCTAATCTAGCACCCAGATTCACAGCATCGCCGACCACTGAATAATCAAATCTGGATTCACTTCCCATATTTCCTACGATACATGGGCCAGTATTAATACCTGTACCAATAACCACTGGTGGTAATTCTAATCCAGACTCTTTAATCTCTTTATTCATTTGTTCCGTAAGTAATTCTATTTCCATTGCAGTTTTAACCGCTAAAGTTGCATGATCTTCACATGGTAGAGGAGCATTCCAGAAAGCCATGATACAATCGCCCATATACTTGTCGATGGTTCCACCATTTTTGAGAATAACCTTTGTCATTCTATCTAAGAACATATTGATAAGTTCTACTAAACCTTCTGGATCATCCCTCTTCATATAAGACTCGCTTATAGGAGTGAACCCTACAATGTCTGCGAATAAGAATGTCATCTCTTTTCTATCCCCACCTAGTTTCATTAATGATGGGTCTTTGACCAGCATGTCTACCATGTCTGGTGATAGGTAAGTACCAAACTGACCTTTAATTTGTTGTCTTAATTTGAACTGTACATAGAAGTTATTAAAACTCGATTGACTAAATATGAGTATTAGTGTTATAATTGGGAATGTTAAATCAATAAGGAAACTTGATGAAGTCCAGAAGAACAAGGGCAAGAAACCTACACCAGCAACGACAAGGCCGGAGACGAGTGCAGATGTTAAAACGGAGAATCGATAAATCGAAAATACCAAGACCAGAGACCCAATTAGAGTTAAAACTATTTCCAGAAGGGAACCCCAATAAGGACGAGAAATGGAGACCCCATCCAATATTGTCTGAATCGCAGATGCCTGAATATCATGAGGATACACCCCACCCATCGGACTCGAAACAATGGGAACTATGCCCTCTGCTGTCAAACCAACAATCACTGTTCGTCCCTCAAGATTGGGAAGTGGTTGCCCGTACTCATGTCGAGGAAAAGACTTAGACCAGTCTACATATAAACTACCAGTTTCATCTGTCACCACTGGTTCATAAGGTGGTATTCTAAAATTCTCTATCCCAGAAGGTTCTACCTTCATGGTGTATCCTTTATTCTGTTGAGTTGCACGAATAACTTCCATAGGGAAACTTGGATATAATTGATTATTAACTTGAGTGACTAAAGGTATTCGTCTTACGATTCCATCCACCTCTGGTGCAGAATTTAACATACCAACACCCCATGCAGCTTCTTCTAGTTTTGGAATGTTAGTGACTACACCTTGATATTCATATGCAAAATTATATGGGTCTCCATCCCCTAAGACGGCAGTTCCTACAAATGGTGCAATATCACTCCTACCTTTAGGTGATGAAGTCTGGGATAAAATGATACCATTACCATTAACCCACGAGACGAAAACCTCATCACCCCCAAACCTATCAATTTCTGGATACATTACTGTAAATCCAATCATTCCAGCATTTGCATTTCTTAAATCTGAAATCATTTGAGCCCATTCTGTTCTGGGAAATGGATATTGACCTTTGAGTTCTAAACTACTTTCTGCAACATCAAGTAGTACAATGTCACTTGAAGTGGTAGTTTCTTTAGATGTAAGGTAGTAATCGAAATTTATATTTCGCAACTTTTGTATTGGCTCTGGGTCTGCAATTCTAAGAGTTGTTAATCCACCTAGAACTAAAATGACCATCCAGAAGGATGTTAGGAATTTACCCATTTAGTTCTGCGTTACTGTGACTGAACACCCACCAGAGGTCTGACAATTTTGTGATAGTGAATATGTCTGGTTGGTTGATGAATTTTGATTTAGGTTTAAAGTGGTAGGTTGTGATCCAGTTAATGTTATTGTTGCAGTATGATCACCATCTCCTCGTTGGTGGACTGTTCCCTCACTATTGTCTTGGTAGGTAACATATGTTAGTGTCTTATCTCCATTACCCATTTGTCTATAGAAGAAAGAAGAATTATCTGCACCATAGAAGTATGCTTTTGCATCATGTTCTGCACTGCCTGATCCTGTTTGTTGACCACCTTTTATAGTCACATTGTCTGAATGGATATCTATATTTGATGTATGACCACCATATTCTGATGATGAGTTATCACCACATGAAACATCAGCCATACTATTGAAAGTACAACCTTGTCCTATTTTAAGTGTATTGTTATCGCCTGGAATGTGGAATCCAATTCTATTTGTTTCTGAACCTAAAGTATTTAATTGTTCAAAGTATAGGTCATTACCAGACCCATCTAAATCTCCACCCCAATTCTTACCAGAACCCCAGTAAGAGACATAAGAAATGATATTGTTTTGACCTGTCTGTTTTATTTCAATCTCATTAGAGGCATGATCTATAGTAAAATCGACTGTATTGTCATGTCCGATCTGATCTATTAAAAGAACTAAATTATCACCATCTGATGATAATTGTTCAATCTTTATTTCGTTATCACCCGCTCTGACGGATTGTGATGAGAACAGACTGACCATCCCCAACAATAATAGTATTTTTCTTCCCTTCATTTTCACTGTCCAATGTTAATTGTGTCGTTATTGGTATTCTGATACTTATCACACCATTGACCTCTCTATAGAACCAGATTTCTCCAGCACCTTGATCAATGATGGTATTGTACTGGGTCTCTTTATCAAACCCTACAGTTGTACCAACAATGTCCCCTTGATCTCCACCACCACCACCTCGCGATCGACTTAAAACATCGATTGCCTCTAGTGTGACCAACACATCTTGTAAGAAATCGACATCGAGGAGATCAATATCGAGTTCTGTAAATTCTAAATCGTCTTCACCTTCCCAATCTTCTTCTAGTGCATCAAAATCTAAATCAGTAAAGTCTAATAAACTAACTTGAGAAGAATCTCCACTATCAGATTGTTCTTCTTGTGCATCAACAATCTTTTGAGGTGGACTTACGATAAACATATTGTTTATCATGGATACATTTATGTTATCCATTACTATGGGTTGAATTGGTGGTGTAGCAATACTTGCAACCATAGTTGCTTGATATGCCTCAGTTAAACTTACAGTTCCACCTTCATTTGTTACTGTAATTTCACCACTTGGTTTACATTCACCCAAAATTGGAAACTCACACTTGCCGTCTGGTAGCAACAACACTAAGCTTCTTCCCAATTCATCCACTGTGGTTGTGAAATCTGTTCCACGCACACCAATGGTTGCAGTTGGAGTTTGAATTACAATATTCTCTCTAGGAACTAATCCCAATTTACCAGTAGAGAACCTTGCAGTTCCAGATACAAATCTCATTGTCATCTTTGACTTTGATGGATTTGGATCAAAATAATATTCGTCTATCGTAACTTCTGTATGCTCAGTTAAAGATAGGTTTGTATCATCAACAAACTTTATCTTCATCCTACCATTTGCAGTCTCGATATGGTCTAACGACTCGATATCTACATCCACAGCAGTAGTTAGGGATTCCCCAGATTGTCTGGTTAATCCCCCACTACCTTTATGTTCAGTGATGTCTCCTATTATGGAGTCTGCATATACGAAAGAACCAAAAGATAGTAGAAGGAGATTAATCCCCAGTATCTTTTTGATTAATTGTAATTGTAGCATTATCACTTGTCGAGTCTATATCAATAGTAGACTTACACGAAGATATTCCAGAACATGTTCCACTTGACATTATAATGTCAATGTTTCCACTGTCTCCAGTGTGATCTAGTTTAAATTCATGGTAAGCACCATCAGATATGTGAGTTAAAACATCATTTGAATCACCTGTAATGTCAACATTCCAGTCAATATCATCTGACTCCCAATCGATTGTAAATACATTGGAACTTCCAATAATATCTAAATCCATATCTAACCTTTCAGCAGATGCAGCTGCACCCCAATCGATATCGAATGTGTTTGATGAACCAGTTATAGCAGCAAGTAAATTACTTGAATCTGCACTTCCAGAAGCACCAACAGTCCAATCCCAGATATTACTAGAACCAGTCATTGTGACTGATAATGTAGAACTATCTAAGATGGTTGGCCCGAAGATTTGGTTGCTGTTTCCGATCATATCAATATTAACATTTAAACTTGTACCTGTTAATATCCAATCACTTCCAACAACTCCAGATGATATTGTACCACCCAACTTGTTGCCATATCCGATTTGGTCAATTGTAAGTGTTAGGGTATCACCAACTTGCTGTAAAGCAATTTCATTATCTGTTGTGACTGCACCAAACACTGCCATAGGACTCAATAATAACATCATAACTATTTTTTTGAAGTTATTCATTTCTTATCCTCTATCCTCGTATTTCTTCGAGGGTTTTTTCATCCACATTTGGGATACCTAATGGTAACTCATCTGGTGGATCAACTTCTATTATATCTTCTTCGGTAATTACTTCAATTTCTACATCTTCCATAATTTCGTTAATACCTTCTTTAATCTTACTTTCTGGTATTGCCCAACTGATTTTCCAAAAATCTCTCTCCTCACCTTGAAGAATTAATTCGTAAACAGCTTGTTCAATCGCAGATCGAACACTTCTGGTTACACTTTCATTCTCAGTCATTCCATCCTCAACCTCAATTAGTTGAGTATCCATATCGATAAATTTAAAGACATCATAACCGCTTGCGACTGCCAAAATCGATTTAGTTGTCTGTACATTAAGTAATATTTCTCCAGTCAATGTACTAACTGCTCGAAGGGATATTGTGACAACATCCTTTCTATATGCGTTCTGAGCACCAACACCTAATGTTCTTGCACCCCTACCGCCTGTCTCTAGGTTCGTATCGAAGCCTACGATACCACCCTCTAAAATCATCCCAGCAAACAACAAAGGAGCTAACCCTGTAGGTTCTTCCAATGACTGTCTGGTTGATTTTACAATTTGTCTTTCTCTAGTTAAGTGATCTATACCAACTCTCTCAACTACTCTAAACCATGTCCCATCTCCAGCAGTTTTCAATGCATCTATTAACATTGTTTCTGCACCTTGTGTTACTGCTGTAGAAAAGAGAGCAGCACCATCTTTCTGTTTCCTCTGACCAGTCTTATCCAAGAATGAATAGACTGCAACTACTGGTTGTTTTTCCGCTGGTGGTAATTGTTTTAATTTCTCGTGTGTGGGTAATTCCAAACTTACTGGTTCTTCCACGCAGATTCCGAATTCTTTCATGACTATTTTGGTGCATGAATCTCTTGTGCTGGGAATACTAGCACACCCTGTTGTAAGGATGACTAATAGTGCTAATGACGATAAAAGTTTAACATTCACCTAACCAGTTCCCCAGTTTCCACTTCCTATTGGAATAGTTATAGAGGTGACTGTTCCGTCCTCAGCTGTAATTGTCATTACAATTACATCTTCACCTACAGTACATGCAGCTGGATTATCACAAGGTTGTACTTGGTATGTTATTGTACTACCTTCTAACATGAAACTACCAAATGATGCACCATCTCCAGAGAATAGTGACTCAACTAATTGTTTAGAAAGTTGGGAATAAATTCTGCTCTCCAGATTTCTAATAAATTTAGCAAGTGTACTGTTATCTTCTTCTCTCTTTGCAGCCAATAGTGCAGCTTCTATATCTGACTTGATTGCCTCTCTTCGACCCTGTTCTTGTGAATCGATTGTAAGATAATGTGCAGAAGTTCCTACTCCACTAAAACTTGGAGATTTGAACTTATGTACTATCTCGTCTGAATACACATTAGATGCATGTAAAAATAAAACAACTAATATGAATATACTACTTAGGATTTTTTCCTTTCTTTTCATTCTTTCTTACCTCTGCTAGTGCCTCTTTTTCTTCTGCATCTTCCAACATGTTCTGTCTTTCTCGATACTCCAAGACCACTTGCACTTTCTGTTGGAGTCTTATCATGTCATTATCTAACATTCTATTTGCATCAATACACTTTATAAGTGCAAGGTGCATAGTGTCTAACTCTGGTTCTAATTTGTCTACAACAAACTTCCATACAAAGTATATAAAATACCCCATCCCACCAGCCATGACCACTGGGAAACCAAATTCTGATATAGCAGCTGCTAATTCTTCCATTAGTCTCTCCTCACATCAAGTTTGACATTCTGAGGTTCACCTTTCTCATTAGTCCTGTAATTCTCTGCACGAGCAATCCTATCAATTGGTGGAGTAAGTTCTAATGCAGACGAAACCAACAAGTCAATCTTAACTAACTCATTACAACCCACTCGGGCACGATCTTCAAGCATTTTTGCAAACCCAGTAAGGGTTTTTATTGTATCCACCAGTCCATCTAGTATCTGTTTTAATACTAAAAATATAAAGAACCCCATGACTACTGCACCGCCAATTGGGACTCCCACATCACTCAGAAATTGTACAAAGTCCATGATATCTCCTAATTACTCTAGTATTTATATTTTTTGACCTTTCATTTATGTTTTTCTATCAAAAAAAAAACCCACATTCCTGTGGGTTTGAAAAATCGATGAAGGAAGTATCCTATACGGAATTCTCCTTTTTGTTTTTGTGGATGGGTTCTTCTCTCCATCAAAGCATAGGATTATCCTTTTTTAAGCATTTTCCATGCACCATATAAAACACCAGCATATGCTAAATATTTCAATATAGGGCCTAGAAACAGGATACCTAGACTAAGTGCCAAAATGACACCGCCATCTAAAGTCGAAACCTCAGACAGTCTTTCTTTTAGAAAGTCCATACAGTTTTCTCCGTTTATCGAGTTCCTTGATCGCCTTCCCTCTTCGCTTACGCTCAATGGGTTTACAATCCTCTTTACTCTTGTTAACAAGTTCCAACAGCTCCGAAGTCTTAACTCCCGCTATTGGGAATCTCACTTTTCTCGAAGTAGTACCTCTTACGCCCCGAAGGACTTCGATACTATCTGGTTTCCATTTTACAGACATAATTTCACTCAGTAGTCTTATTTATAACATTTAGGATTTTAAGAACCCTTAAATACCATATTCTCCTACTCTATACTTACCTTTTGGTAAATCATTCTCGTGAGTCACCCCACAAAAGTCTTGATAGATTTTGTTTTCTTGTATGTTGAGGTCTTTACGAATCTTATCAACATCAACCTTTAATAGTTTTTTATAGTCTTGAACTAATAAATCCTCTGATAGTTTTGCAAGTCTATATGCTTCTTTTCTAATTTTGAATGGAGTTAATGATAAATGTATTACTGCTTCTCTACATGCTTCTAACCATGTCACTAGATGTAATCCATACAATCCAGAGTCAACAGCATTCTTACATTGAATACACATCTCTCCAAGTTGGTCTCTACCAACTCCAAGTAGTACATGATATAAATCATGGATTCCAAAGAAACGATCTCCCATTCTTTTCCTAACTGCCTTCATCATTCCCAGTCTTTGTACATCTCTTTTCATATGAGGATGTACTGTAGGTGATGTAAGATAGTAGTTTACAACAGCAGGGTTCAATCCAATATTCAATGGGTCATCCTTTTTATTATCAAAGGACTTGGTATTCTTTTCATTTGCAGTTTGACCTAAGAAAGATTTTCTTTGGTCTGCTTCTAACATCTCTGCGGATCTCCTATGCATTGATACTTGTGGTATCCATTTATTAATACCCAACTTCTTATTCATGTAATCGTTGTAGTATTGAAAAAATTCTTGATATCGTTTACCAAGTGTATTCTTCTTATACTTTTTTAATGCATCGAAATCTTCTAACAGTTCTGTATCTGCATACCAATGACCATCAGTAATATTTTTTGCCTGAGGTGGTTGTGCAGTTGCCCATTTGAATGCAATTCCACGACCTTGTTGTTCTCCAATACCAAAGAACATTGTGACTGCATCACCAAATTCGTGTTGAGATTCGTTCTTTGAAGTATCTAGTCTTTTGAATAAGACTGTTAGAAATAGTTTAAGTTGGTGCCAGTTAGAAGTCCATCTTCCAACGACATAATGATTAGGTTTTTCCTTTTTTGACATTTTTAAGTTCCTGTTCAAGTTTTTCAATTCGATTAACAAGAGGTTGATAACCATCGAAACCATCTAATCCACATTTAGGATGTGCCATAGATTCTAGTTTATCGACCCTATCTGCAAGTAATGGATAATCTTGTCTCCACTTTGCGTCTTTCTTGGTAATCTCTATATCATATTTAGTTGACAAATATTCCATGAATTTGTTCACCTTAAGCTGAAACCAAACTCCAACCTTAGTTGACTGGAACCATTTGTAAAATGTTGAACCTATAACTGTCGAGAGAATACTCTTGAGTGCGAGGATGAGTAACATATACATGTTACTACCTCTGTACTTGTTTTATTTCCATATCGTTGGTTAAATGATCAATGTAATCTTGTATATTATGATCGGCAACGATATCTAATCTTCCTTTGATGATGGTAGTTAGTAAACTCCAACCCTTGTCTTTGATTCTCTTCATAGACCATCGACCTAGATTTGTTACTTCACCTGTACTCATTATATACTTACAATTACCATTATGTTTCCATCTGAGAACAGATGGTACACAAGGTACAACATCGTTATTGTTCACGAATCTTTGATGGTTTAAATGTTTATCACACCATTTCGAGAACACAGGGCCACCAACTCTTGGTGAACCATATGTGTAAAGAGTATCAACATCCCAACCATTGATTGGTGAATGTACTAACTCCATACCATTATTAAATTTTTCTTTTGCATTATATTCTAGTCTGGATGCAATAAGGGTTGCCATTGCACCACCTAGTGAATGACCACATACCCACATTTTCTTTGCAACCTTACCTTTCATTCCGTATTTGTTTACTCTTCCAAATACTTTGTCCCAGACCTTATCTACTTCTTCTCTGAAACCTTGATGTATTTGTCCTACACCTGTAAATGCATCGTCTTTAAATACTTCTAAATCTGCATAAATGTCATTCATTTCTGTGGGTTCTGTACCCCTTGCACCTATAATTAAGTCCTCATTAGAGTGCCATACATGCACCTGAGCACCTTCTATGTCGATTAAGGTATGTGCAGTCATACCCTTTGACTTACCAAAGGTCTTTGCTTTTGCACTATTCCAATATGCAGCTTGAGCAAACTCTGCAAATAAAACTCTTCTTTCTACTTCTTTTAGTTTGAATATCTTACTCATAGTTCTATTCTTAATTTCCATAGTAGGAGAATTCGTCACCCCTTTATATGTGTCGTTGAATTTCAGTAATGCCATAAGGCATCCCCCCTTACTTGTTAACTACACCAATGTTGTACTTTGGTACTAGTTCCCACTCTTCTTTATCTTTGTATGGAAGAACCTTGATCTGACTCATTGGAGCCATTGGACTTTCGATGTTATTACTAATGACTTTTAACAGTCCCCACTCCTGTAATAACTTTGATATTGCATTCCTTCGTCCTAAATCGGACTCAGTTATAGAAGAATCTTTACCATCTAAGGCAAATAATTCTTTAAAATGTACGAGATAGTATTTCCCGCGTTTGTGTAATATATGACACGATTGATAGAGTATCTTCTCTTTCCGAGATGCAACACCAATTCTTGTTAATGTCTCTTTGACTTTTAGAAAGTCATCGGATTCCTTCAACTCTACCTCTACCATGTCGGAGAGGTCGTAACTCATTTTTTATTGTCTCCCACCTTTTTTCATTCTCTCATTAAGTTCTACAATCTGTTCAGAAGAAAGAATATTTAAGTATTCTTCTGCCTTAGATTTAGAACATCCATAATATGATTGGATAACCTTCATATCTTCCAAAACATTTGGTTTGATCCATTTGGCAAACCTTTTTCGTTTTCTTAGAGTATTTAGGAAATAATGGAATTGTAGACGAGAATCTAGGTGGTGTCTACGATTTATTTCGTTTGCATACATGATGCAATCTTGGTGGTACGAAAGTGTCCTGTTTGTGATAAAGGGAGCGTACTCTCGTTCTGCTTGTCTGTCAACCATAATGTCCTTCTTAGTGAAGGTCAATGCATTGACATAATCAAATGGGTTCATTACTTAGTAGACCTTACTAACTTTGCACGATAAGAATCAATATCTTTTTTAAAATGATTTGAATCTGTCTTTACATTCTGTAAAGTCTTTAAAACTACTTCTTGATCCTCTGGATTAAGAAGTTTAAATGATTGAATAATTTGAAGAATGTTTTCGTTTGTTGAGTTCATATATCTATTATACCATAAAATCTGTTATTGTCGAGACCTTTGATGATTCATATGCTTTTTTCCATTGCACATGAACTCCTAATTTTTCTACACCCTTCCAAGGCCCAGACTTTTGAATATTAGTTTTAAGTCTAGTAAACTGTGGATATAATTCTGCAAGGTCTTTACATGCTTTATTGTGGTATTCTAAATCTCTATAATCAGAACAACCACCATCTTGATAACTGTGGCCGGGATCAATAACATAATTATACCATACCTTGTTTGAATATCCCATAGTTAATAATTGTATGTTTACAAAGAAATCTTCTGCACCACAACATCCAACCCAGTCAATATCGTTCCAGACTTTTGCAAGGTCTTTATTGTAGATTTTATTTCCACACATTCTACTGTTTTCAACATATGGAAGTTTGCCCCAAGGAAATACCCAAGTTGTTCCTAATGCACCATGCATCATTCCAGAGTCTAATTCTTTTTCAATTTCTATTAACATTTGTTCAAAATGTTGTTCTGTAAATTTATGTTTCTTTCCCTTGACCCCTACTTCTATTTCCTCATTGAATCTAAAAGTTAAATCATCATCAAACAACCAAAAATGATTATTACGATTTACTGCAAATTCTTTTGTTGTCTGTTCGATAGTTTTTGCATATCCAATATTATCCCCATTAAGAACAAATATATTAGAATGAACTTTTTTTGCTTCTTCTTCCTCTTGTGGTTGGACTACAAGAGTTACATTATCTCTAAACTTCTCTGGAATATTTCCCAGAGTAATCTGTTTATCCAATCTCTTAAATGTACATATAACTAAATCAATCATAAACACTCTTCTCCGCTTTCCAACCTAACTTTTCTATTTCTGTTGTGTCTGCAACACTACGAAATATTTCAATATTGTCCCCTTCTTTTTCTGGAACATCTACTCCGAAATGTTTTACTACATCTGAAACTAAATGTTCTTTACCAGTTCCAACTTCATAATATGGTAGTTTATCTCGTGTTCCTTGTTCTATAAACAATAAGATAGAATTTATGATATCATCTATATGAACAAAGTCTCTTATATGATTTGTATGATACTTAATAGTTCCATTTTTGATTCTAGTTATTAATCCTATGTCTGATGCACCATCACCATAGATACTTTCAAATCTTAATCCAACATGACCTTTATGTGCAAGTGTTTCTAAAACTTTTTTAGTTGTTCCATATGGACTTCTCCAATATTCTTTTGCAGCTGCACTTGAAGCATAAACCATTGGAACATCTTTACATACATCAAATAGTTTTTTACTGTATTCTACATTTTGCAACCAGTAATCATGTGGTTCATTAATAGAATCTCTTGGTGAGATTAATCCAGCAAGATGAATAACAAAATCTTCATCACCTTCAAGGTAGAAATTTTTTATATCCCTATCTAATTTTCTATCCCATTCTACAATTTCATGTTTATCTAAAGCACTTAGTAAGTATGTTCCTATAAATCCCCTAGAACCTGTAATTACTATTTTCATAAGAAGTCTCCTAATGTTCCTCTATTCTGTTTTTTGTTTGCATGTTGACCAATAGGTTTTTCTGGTTTACCACCTCTACCTTTAGTTGCAACATCAGTTGAACAATATGCAACACAAGATAACCTTATACCTTCTCCAGTGATAGGAGTGACTCCATGTATCTCATTTGAATCTGCAATCAGCACATCACCATCATCTGCCTCAATGGCAATTCCATATCTTGGGAAACATAAGTATGCCCCACCAAAATTACCTTCTCTGAAAACACACATTGTAGTCATACCAAATTCTAAATCTTTACCATCTACATGTGCAGACATCTTTTGAGTTCCACCAGTAGTATATTTGTTTGCAGATAGAGTTGTAATTGGAGCTCCACCTAATTGATATTGTTCATCAATACATTCATCTGCATATGTTCTTTGTAGTTTCCAGATATCTGGACAACCTTTTTTAAGTGCAATCTCATTAACCTGTGCAATCTTTTTCATCTTTTCCCACTTATCTACATTAGATTTCTTCTCACACCAGTTAGATAATCCTATCATACCTGTGAATCTACCTCGTTTATAACCAGCAAAGACTGAATGAATTGCATTTGCTTCTGCAATCATGTTCCACTGTCCATTCTTTTTCAGTGGATAATAGGAATTCTTTGTTCTGAGTTTGTAATCTTTACCTTCAACCAAACCCTTATCTTCCATTTCTTTATGGTCGATAGGCCCTGATGCATTTGCTCTCATGGTAGAAGTATCATCGATAGACATTAAAGTATCTTTAACTTCTTTATATGTGTCACCCTTATACAGACCTTTAACAATACATGCAAGGAGAGGTTTCTCTCCCAGTGATGCAAAAGGTTTATAAATCTTTATGATCTCTTCATCAACTCCTATAGAACTAACTACATCATCATATGAAGATGTCCCTAACCACTGACCATTAAATCCTTCGTGAGTTTCTTTTTTACCTAAGTCTTTTCTTGCAGTAAATTCCATGGCGTTAATACCTGTTCTTTTATTTGTTCTACTAGATAATGTAGACACAATGGTGCAACCATTAAACCTATCCTTGCACCTTTCTCGTTAATGTCTCCAGTCATTTTATAATCGTTTGGTAGAGTCATTAACCTTACCATTTCTCTTGGTGTGTATATTCTCCTACCATTGTAATGAAAATGATTACCACCCATAAACTTTGGTTGACAACCCTGTTCAGTTAATGAATGTGCTGGAAGAGTTTTTGGAACAATCCTTGACATGTAATAAGAATGTTTTGCATCTTCTGGTTTTACATGACCATTCTTGACTTGTTCTTGAAACCATGGCCCAACAATATCATCACCTATAGATATATAGGCTGCATTAGATTTCCTTTTTAGAACTGGGTCTAATCCTTCACATGGGCCACAATGTGCAAGGTCTGGGTCTGGATGTTTTTCAAATCCAGTTATCCAATGTGCTTTAGATGATTTTAACATTTCAGTCTCAAGATCAGCACCAACAAAGATATTCTCTTCATCGTGCATTAGATCATCTATTGCTTCACCTATTGATATTCTTTCATCACTTGCCTCTGGAAACAATCCACTTAAACACATAAAAGGTAATCCAATTGCATCTAGTACATCATCACGAACACCAACCATGAATACCCTTTCTCTTTTCTGAGGTACTCCATGTTCATGTCCTTTCATAACTTTCCAAGTCACTGAGTACCCAAGTTTTTCAAAATCTGTTATCATCCTAATAAGATGATCTCTTGCATAGTCCATTGATAGACCTTTTACATTTTCACATACGATAACTTTAGGCATTACTTCTTCTGCAATCCTAATCATTTCCCATGTAAGGTCTTCTATGTTTTGTTGTTTCATTCCATATGCAACTTTCTCTTTTCCCCAACCTTCTCGTTTAGTTCCAGCAACTGAGAATGGTGGACATGGTGGTGAACCATCCATAATATCTAATTCACCTTTCTTGAGTCCAGTCATTTCTAATATATCTTTACCAGTCACTTGTTTAATGTCTTTACATTCATGAACTGTATTTGGGAAGTTTGCAAGATAAGTATCAACATGTACCTGTTGAAATTCATTCATATACCTCACATCACCACCAGAGAGTTTATATGCACAAGAACTTCCACCACCACCAGCAAAGAATGTAATGTAATTAAATTCTTTCCTTGCAGAATTGGTTTCTAAATCTTTTAATGTGTATTGAAAATATCTCATGGTAAATATGGAAATGGTATTGCTTGGTATTGTTTACTATCTAAACTCCAATGATAATCTGAATCTCCTATCTCTTGGAGTCCAAGATAGACTGATTCTGGCATAATATCAAATGCAACTGTTACTCGTGGAACTTCACCCTTCCATGCAGATGAACAATGTTCATATCCACTCTGAGAGAAGATTAACATATCATCATAGTCTGGAATCTTAACGATATCTTCTTCTGGTGATTGGGCAGAGTATCGATACCAAGTTTCAGATGGTTGTACATTTGCACAATAAAATCCATGATAGATATGAGGATGTAAAGTATGTAAATGCCTGTGCCACGGAATATGATCGTAACCCTCTTCACCCACCTTTGAATGATAAACATTAAACCACCCATGTATGTAATATGGTTCTCCAGCCTCTTTGACTTGATCATGTTCATAAAAGAACTTGTTCAATGCCCAATACAAGTCTGCAAAACAAGGTATTCCAAAAGTAAATGGATTATATGTTTGGTAGAATTGAATTTCTTTTGATTGTTCATCATCGATACAATCATGTTCATCTGGATTTGATCCCTCAGTTGCACCCCTTACATATGATCTAAGAGTATCACTAAATTGGTTTGGTACTTGTATACCATCCTCTTGATGGGATAGTGCTGGATGATTTTCGTTTTCAACACACCATCCTGTCATTGATTTATAGTCAATACCCAGATTCATTCTTATATTGAAATCATTTTCTAAAGTTAACTTCTTCATATTAAAATTCTTTGGTTTTTGCCCTTGACTCATATTCCAATTCAACAATGACTACATCATTCTTTCTAGTTCCTTGTGAATATATGTGTTCATACATTGTGGCTGCACCTTGTTTAATTCCTAACTTATGTCCATGTATATAGGCACCAACGACAACCCCTATAAAACAAACATAATATAATAAATCCCAATCAGACATCACGAACTTCCTTCTTCCATTCTTCCTTAGAACAATATTTCCAACCACCAGATAATGACGAAGCCTGTGATTTACCTTTTACCCTTTCAGATGCAACATTATCTTTTACTCTTTCAATTACCCCAGTAGTTTGGTTCCTAATAGTTTTCATTTGAATTTACACTCCATCATTAATTCAGTTAAACATGCGACCAGATTCACCTCTTGGTCTGCTACGAAAGCAGATTTATATTGATAATCTGCAATGATCAATACTGCTTGTGGGATACTAGATTTATCAACTGTATCATACAAGGTATCATATAACTTACGATATAACATAACTGGGTCATTGTCTGAATTCAGTGCAACCCACTTTCTCATATCTGTAAATCTTTTTGTTTTAACATGAGACAATAATTCTCTCATACTTTCTTCTGCAACATTAGTGAGAATACCTACATCGATTTCTCCACTTACAGAATATCTTTGTAGTTCGTTTATCGTTCTACGAAAGTCTGGAAAGAACTTGAGTACCAATTCCTGTAATACTTCCACATTAAATTTGATACCTTCCTCAGTTAGTATTGTCATAATCCTAGCAAGAAATACACTTGCAAGTCTTGGTCTTTCCTCAGATGGTATCTTAAAGTCTATTACAGTACATCGAGAATGTAGAGGTTGTATGATTCTGTTCTTGTAATTACAAGTAAGAATAAATCTACAGTTCTTGTGAAATTCTTCGATGAACCCACGAAGGGCTGGTTGAGTTGATTGGGGATTTAGATAATCTGCTTCATCAATAATTACAACTTTGTTCCCACCCTGTAACGACACAGTGCTGGCAAAGTTTTTGATCTTGGTTCTGAGTACATCAATACCAGATTCCTCTGATCCATTGATGAACATCATATCTGCACCTATTTGATCACACAATGCTCTTGCAACAGTAGTTTTTCCAGTTCCAGCAGAACCAGATAAAATCATGTTTGGAATTTCATCCTTTAGATCAAAAAAGGTTTGTTTGATTTGAGAGGGCAGAACACAATCCTCGATTGTACGAGGTCTATATTCTTCTACCCATAAAAAGTCTTTCATAATATAATTTCCTAGTCTTTACGACTCCATTATTAGTAAAATGTCTGAAACCCACCTTTCAGGCACGAATGCAATCCCTAGATATGAGAGTTGATTGCAAATCCCTTAATACCAATGTCTTAGTATCTACAGTCATATTTATATGACTTAGACACCATACTTTGAATCTGGTTCCAAAGCAATAAAGTATTCAACACCCTTGTTGACTGCAACAAAGTGTGAGATACCTTTAGATGATACATAAACTGTATAATCGTCTGATACAACTTTAAGATTCTCTATCTTAAAATTCATTGAATATACACTGTTATCTCCATCAGCAACTCTAACTCCATACTTATTAGTTGAAGAGTTTTTACGATCTTTAACTGTTAAGGTTACATCTGTTCCATCAGATTCTAACACTAAGTCTGGAAGAGATAGTACGGCAGAACTTTTGACCATTTTTGTAAGAGTTTCTTTATCAAGTTCAAATATAATTTCTGGATTTGGCATAGTGATATCTTTCTCTGGAGAAATTATCATTGCTGAATCAGCATAATTATAAACTGCTTTTGAAGAGTCTCCACTCAAAGTCACAGAAGTGTCACCAAAATCGAAAGTTGGTGTATCAAATAATGATATGGTTGCTAAAAATTCTGATAAGTCATAAATTGAAAACTCTCGATCAAAGTCTTCAGCAATAGTTGCCTTACCAAATATATTCTTCATGGGACTAATTGTTTTCAATTCATTCCCAACTTTTACTGTAATACCAGAATTGATACTACCGAAGTTTTGTAAAAGGTTAATAGTTTCACTACTTAGATTCATGATTTACCTCATTTATAGTTTCATCGTGGTTATGCAATGCGATCAAAGCATAGTGAACAACCTTCAAAATATCTTGACGATTCTTCCCACCCTTTTTTCCATACCTCATTGCGTACTTCATAATGTTACCGATTGCAAAGCCTTCCCCATGTCCAGAATCAAGAATCATATCTGTTGCTTGATACTTACCACCACCATAATGTTGGGAATAAGTTTCATCGACATAATCTTTAATTTCACCCAAAAGGTTGTCTTCATTAAATTTATAGTTAATTTCTATATTCATACTATTCAGTATACTACAGATTCCTTATCTGTCAAGTTAAATTTTAATAGGGTTTGGTCTTGTGAATGCAAGTTCTTCAATATCAAATTCAACCGCGTATTCTTCTTTTGCATAATCATTCAATTCTGTTAATTCTTCATGAATTTTAGCACCATACTCTTTTTGCCATTTTGATTTGTTTATAGCATCAGTATGGTGTATATAAAATTTAATAAAGTTCATTCTATCTTTCTGCTTTTTCTTTTTATTTCTAAGAAGGAAGGCTAAAACTTCATCCATCTTAAACCATGAAGAAGAAAATGCCATAGAGTGTGTTTTTCCTCGTTTTGCATCAGCAACCAACCCATCTAAATGTTTCTTATCTGTTCCAGAAGTATAATCAATTTGGATATGGTCTGATGGGATTGCTCTTAATTTTGCAATTAGTTTCTCTGCTTTTGGAATCAAAGACCTTTTGATAGTATATCTTTCAAATCCCCATTTTTCTAATTCAACAAAGTTTGATTCTGCTTCTACAGAAACACCATTCTTTTCCCAGTTGTCTGCCATCCATTGTGCAGCCTCATCTGGTGATGTTGGTTCTGATGGTTTTTCAATTTGTGGATTTAATCTTTTACAAAGAGTTTTTAATTCCATCTCACTTAGTTTACTCCAAACTTTTTTTGGAATTAGTTGCTGAGGAATTGAGCCTACTCTTTTTGTTTTCTCTGCAGCTGCTGTTGTATGACATCCTTGATAAAGCAAATCTTTACCTGGCCCGTCAAAATCTTCAAGGAAAATTATTGGTTCCCATGTAGACATGTTGCATTTTAGGGCAATGATTTTATCAGTGATCGCTTGAACATGTGATGGAATGAGAGGTTTTAACCTAGTTTGCCATCTTCTACATTTAAGTATATCGTCCATATCTCTTTGAGTATCCTGTAAATACTTCTTAGCCTTTATATCTTCCCATAGTTCATCTATCATTTTTATATTCCCATGTTTTTTTAAATTAACCCCACCACCATGAGACTTGTTGTACCAAAGCGGATTCCTTATTGCATCGGCCTTTTGAAGTCTGGAATATTCCATATATGCCATATCTTCTTCTGTACCTTCTGCAATTATTTTTCTTGTAACCTCATTGTCTGGGTTAGTGAAATCTTTTATTAATTCTTTATCTTTTGAGGAATGTAAGTATCCATCATCATAGAGTCCTCTATCTAATTTGTGCCATCCCAAATAATATTTTATCAATCCATCTAAAAATGTAATTGTTATTAAATAAAGATAAGCTTCTGGTTTACTATTCATCTTTCTTGTATAAAAGTTCCATAATCCTTTCGATCTGGTCTTCAATCACCTTCTTCTGATCATCGACCTTTTTCCTATTAAAGCGATTACGATGTTCTTGATGTTCCATTTCAATGTTTTCCATGTTATTTTCCTTATCTGCATGGTATGTTAAAAACTGTTGTCTACTATTGGTTCGTGGGTATTATAATTAAACCCTCTTTGCAATTCATATGGATTCTTTCCAGACCCCACATAATTAAAACCTTGTCTTACAGTGGATGGGGCAACATAATCTAAATACCTATCCACCCAAAGATTGTTGGAGTCAC